CCCTTCGGACAACATCCTGACGATCAGCAGCAGTGCCGCTCGTTGCCCTTCGTTAAATGCAGTTTGATAAGGATCGCCAGTAAACGTGGTTGCCTCAAATCCAAATCTAGACTTGAGATCACTCAACACTCTTTCGCCGTCCTCTGTGTTGAACGTGCGTCTATAAGTCAATTTTAACTCTTCTATCTCTTTCATTAATCAACAGACCCTGCTGCTTTAATCAATGGCGCTACTTTCTGCGCGGTTTCAGCTTGCATCATTTGTTGCTGCATTTCTTGTTGCGCCGCTTCTTGCTCTGCTTTTTCTTCACGCAAGCGCCGTACCTCTTCATTGCTTCTGATTACTCGTGCCGGAATACCTGTCACCTCTACAAGATACTGCACAAGCTTATCGTCATCGAGATAATCCATTACAGGCGCAATCTCTGCTACCTGCATCATTACCTCAAAGCCACGCAACATTGACTGTAGATCTGTAAGCCTCTGAGCCTTAGCAAGCGGTGAGACATACTCAATATCAATGTCTTGGCCTTGTAGTTGCTCAGGCGCGGCAGGGAGGAGTCCGTTCCTGAGCAGCAGCGCAAAGGATCTGGATATAAGGGGCTGGAGCAATTCCGACTGGAGCCTACCGAGAACTGGTCCTAATAGCCGCATCTTTTCCTCGTTTCGCTGCAACACTTCAGTCGCTGTCATCGCTGGCCCTTGCGACATCAACAACTGATCCACATAGAAAGCCTGACGTATCGCGTTACGTCTTTGCTCTTCCATGTTTAAACCGAGAGGATTGTTTGCTCCAATATTTAAAGGCTCTAACCTATCTCTTGTTCCTGTTCTGTAGAAGTTCAACGCCCCCGGTGTTGTACGTACAGGCAACATAAATCCGTCATCTGGAACCATCAGAGGTGGATCAACTTGTTTCTGACTTGCCCTGATTGTTATTTCTGACATTTTGTTTAGCATCTTTACATCTGGCAGTGCGTTCATTGCTGGGCTTCTACCATATGTACTTACGCTATCTTTTACGAAACGCGGAACCATAAACGGAAAATCATCAAAGCCACCTTCAGACAATAACTGTCTTGTGTCTGCATGATAATAAACAGACGCTATTGCTTTGTTCTGTGCCTTACGCCCCTTTGTTTCTCCACGCGGATATATTGCATGGACAATCTCATGCTCCTTATGCGGCTCGTTCTTAAAATCTTTTGCCATCTGTGCTGGCAATGTTTCCTCACCAAAGCGCTGCGCCGCAGCACGAGCAGAAATCTTAAACTTTCTATATATTGTATCTACTTTACCATTTGCATCTTCAGCTACCGTAATCTCTGCGATATGCCGACACGAAAACCGCAAACCCTCTTTGTCACCTTCTACATAGAAAGCAGCAGTGCCAAACACTACTAAATCATAATAAAGCTCATGTATCTCTTGTTGAAAGTTAGATCTGTGAAACGCCTGATACATTTGATCCAAGCACAATTCCAACCACTCATTTGCCATATCGTCATTTTGTAATGAGGGATCTCGATACCGCATAGAAAACCAAGGGGTGCTAGGAGATGTAAGCATACCGTGCAAGCTAGACGATAAAAGCTCTACAGCATGAATTGCTGTGCCGTCATAGATTAGCTCTGTACGTTTATCACCTTGCGTTCTTTTCTTGGTTATGTCTGCTTTTCGCGGCAACATAAAATCCGCTAATTCTTGCCAATGACGCTCCCAATTAGAACGTGTGCTTTGCAAAGACTTAAAACGTCTGTCTAGTTGCGCTATCAACGGTGAGATCTGTGCCATTACATCATTCCATAATTATTCATCAAAGAGCGTTTTTTCTTCTTGTTAGTCATTGCCAACCCTTCTGTAGAACCACCTTGCGTTCTACCAGCCATCTTTTGATTAAGACGCTCCAAAGGATCAACCGTCATATCTACACGCCGTTTCGCTGGTTGCGCCGATTTCGCACCCATTTCACCAGCAATGTTTCTACGATACATAATCATCTGATTAAACCACCGCCCATAAGAGATCTTCGCCTACGAACTGTTCCGGCAGCGCCAGTGCCAAGCAATCCTCTTGGGCTTGTTGCAATCGTTGAAACTCTACCCTTACCAGTGCTTTCAATCGCATCAGCTTCCGTTTCACTCGTTACAACACGATTATCAATCACATCGCCGACACTTACATTTCCACCCTGATATGTTGTATCCGTACCTGTATCTACCGTATCTGTAAACGGTGGGGGTGGATCTGGGGGATTAGGGGTAGTTGTTGTCGTAGTTGTTGTTGCACTTGTATCAGTATCTGTATCAGTATCCGTAGTTGTGTCTGTTGTGGTGTCAGTCGTCTTAGTAACTTTATCATCATTACGCCTTCTACGTCGATCACGCATAGCAGCCAGTGCTTCCTGACTTCTTCTCTGGCGTTCTGGCAATCGAGAATAGTAATCAGCGTCTTTTTGCTTTAGGCCAGTATCCATCAAAACATCATCAGTAATTTTTCGTAAACCACTTTTGTTTGTTCCAGGTGGTCTTGCTCCGGGGCTTCTTCTACTGCCGCACAAACTACCCATACTAAATCTCCTTCTGCATAAACGAACCCATAGGTTCAAAGCCTAGACGCATCATTAACCTAGCAGCCCTGTTTGACGCAATGCCAGACGTTGCACCTGTCATAACACGAACTGCACCGTTCTCTTTAGCCCACGCTTCAAACATCTTCATAAGCCTTACACCAGCTATTCCACCGCGCTCTTGCGGTACAACATACCAGATATAATCGCCCCCGACTAGTGTGTTACTATACGGAAACGAAAAAATCATCCCAATTAACACACCTATGACCTCTCCGTGCTTTTTTGCCAAGAAGATTTGATCCTCTTCATTCCTCACCCTCTCAACAATCCAACTCGTCATTTTATCATAATCAAAGTCTGCAAACACCTGCCAACTCTCTTTATGAAACCTCGCACACAACTCAACCACCTCTGGCACGTCTGGAATCTTAGCTACGCAATATTCTTTCGTATTAAGCTGCAAATGGGTCATAATCCATCACCGCTTGTACTTGTGGGGCTTTATGACTTGGCCCACTCTCTCTTAAACCCACCGCAAGGTATCGAAATGCATCGGCTGAGTGACTGGACCAGTCATGGACCGGGGTAGCTCGATACGTCCGCGTTCTATCGTTATACGCCCTATGATACTGCCGCAAACACTCCAACCCTTGCTTACACTTATCACGATCAAACCAAAGCCTTGGTATCAACATCTGAGCCGCATGTATCCCATCCTCAACAGGAAGCTTAGGAACAACCCTAAAATTCAAACCCAGATCCCAAGCAACCTCTCGTCTACTCTTACCACTCCCCAACTCACGCACCTCTATATCATGCGGTGCATTATGCGTTCCATATAAATACTGCTTAGAATTAAGAAGCTGGCAATAATGCGGCAACCCCTCATTCCTATTCTCATAATAATCTATTACATGAACAGCACGACCCACATTCTGAGTAAACCAAATTGCCGTACTATCCCCAACACCTAAATCCCACCAAGTATCTACCTTGTGACTAGGATCATACGGTACATTCGTAATACGACCCCCTACCGTAGCCTCTTCCAACTCCTTGCCATAAATAGCACCAGGCACATTTGCGTTCCAACTACACTCAAACTCCTGAGCATACTGATCAACAGACATCATAGCACGAGCAGCCTCTAACTCTTCCTCGTCCAATATCCCAGTCTCACTCGCCTTGTACACCGCAGACAACCAATCATCACTAGATGCAGCCTGTTCATAAAAATCAAAGAAAGCATTATGCCCCTTCGGTGTTCCCACAAATATACAAAACCCCTTCCTATCAGATAATGCTGGCCTCAATACTTCTGGAAATACACTCTCCGGCATGTCAGCAACCTCGTCCATAACACACCCATCCAAATATATCCCACGTAAACTATCCGGGTTCTCCGCACCCAACAAACTAATCCTCGCACCAGTAGGCAAGTCACACCGCAACTCCGTTTCGTGAAACTTTACATTTGGTATCTTACCAGCAAAATGCTTTAGATAATCCCAAGCCACATTCTTAGCTTGCCTATACGTAGGAGCCATATACGCATACCTCGGGTTACTCTTGTTGCTAAGAAGTGAGTGCCTCAATATATGATTGATCGCCCAAACAGTCTTGCCAAACCTTCGATGACATACAACAACACCCCACCGCTTCTCTTGCATCTCATTGTGCAACTCCATCTGCAACGGACGCGGCTGGTACGGTATCTCTATATGCGTCACTGCCGAACAATCCTCTCCTGATCTTCATATATCAATATGCCATTTAACTCTAAGATAGCCTCGTACAGATCAATAAGCAATACCGCAGCCTCAAACTGCTCCTGATGGCTTTCGCCTTCTACAACGCTTCTCCGCAGCGCTGAGAGGTGTCCAAGCATTGCGTGTTGGTCTGGGGTCAGCGTGTGTGGCACGGTAACTGCTCCGCAGGTATATTATGTAGCAAGGAGAGGCGCGGTGATTTTGGGAGGGTGGGGGTGCTGTATCGCCAAAAATGCGGCAAACTACAGCAAATACGGCGTTTTGTTAACATAATTCCTATTATGCGAAAACGTTTTGTCACTCATGCGCGTAGCTCGGTCACTCAGGATATTGACTAGTGCGTTCAATGCAAGACCTCTTCATCCTCATGTGCGTTAATAGCGGTGTCGCCTCCGCTCCATGAAATCGTGAATGTCTGAGCTTGAGGTTGATCCTCTTTCTTGTCACGTATTCCGAATGGCTGATTGCGAGCTGTTGTCCATTTCAGTGTATCAATCTCCAACCGCCGTCTGTTTACCTCAGCATTGAGAAACCGCACGTCTCCTTCTGGCAATGGTTCCATTGCAAGCCCATTGATTTTATCAGCGTAAAACTCAGCTTGGAGAATACGCCCTTTGCGATAAAGCGCCCATAAATCCTCGTCAGCTGCAACGGCTCTTGTAACGGCTCTATAGCTCGGCATTGCCTTATCTTTTGTGATGTCAACAAGCGTCTCGCCTGATGCTAGGCGGTCAACGATTTTCTCCATAATCACCGTATTTACACTTCGTTTACTCAAATCGATTTCCTTCAAAAAGCGCCCCCAATAAAGGGGGCTAGTTATTGAGGCATACAAAGTCACAGGCAAGAAACTTTGTACCGTGTCATAAGCATAAACTAAGCGGCGATAGATTACAAATAATTATTTATC